ATTGAAAAAGCAGCAATGACACTATCAGACCTATCAGCAGGAGGATTAATGAATCCAACTCAATCTAATGAGTTTATAAAAATGATGCAGAACGCACCTACAATATTAAATGCCTGCAGAACTGTGCCAATGGATCATGACACAATGAAACTTGAGAAGATTGGATTTGGTCAAAGGATTTTAAGACCAGGAGTTGAAGTTACTCCTTTGGCAGAAGATAAGAAGGCTAAGCCTACTTATGGAAAAGTTGACCTTGCAGCTAAAGAAGTTATAGCTGAGATAAATCTTTCCTATGATACTCTAGAGAACAATATAGAAGGGCAAAACCTTAAGGATACTATCATGCAGTTAATAGCAGAAAGAGCAGCTCTTGACCTTGAAGAATTAATCATGAATGGGGATAAAACTTCAGCTGATGCATATCTTGCATTAATTGATGGTATCAGAAAGCAAGCAACGTCACATGTAGTTGATGCAGCTTCAGCAGCTTTAACAAAGGACATATTTAAAAGTGCAAAGAAAGCAATGCCAGCTAAGTATTTAAGAAATCCAGCAGACTTTAGATACTTTACTTCACAAAATCAAGCAACTGAGTGGATGGATATAGTAGCAACTAGAGCAACAGCTCTTGGAGATGCAGCTCTTCAAGGTGGTAAATCAAGTGCTTATGGTATACCTGTAGAAGGAATTGCAATGTTACAAGCTTATGACGCTGATGGAGCAGGTGCTGGAACTACAATGGTATCAGATGCCATTCTTACTCATCCTAAAAACATCATAACTGGTATATCAAGAAGAATGTCTATAGAAGTGGATAAGGATATAAGATCTAGAATGTTTATTATAGTTTTAACAACTAAAATAGACTGCAAATTTGAAGAAGAAGATGCAGTGGTAAAAATAACAAAGATTAAGGAGTAGTAGAATCGATTCTACTCTCTTTTTATTTTGGAGGTGTTTAATAAATGGCAAAGGCTAAATTAATAAAAGGACAGGACTATGTAGTTAAAGGCGTACATTTTAGAAAGGGTATAGCATTAGCTGTAGATGATGATCTTAAGGAATACCTTTTAAGCAATGAACAGTTTGAAATAATTGAGGAAGATGATGAAGAGGTGCAGGATCCTGAAGGTGAAAAAGAAGGGCAGTCAGAAGGAACTGATGAAACTCCTCAGCAAGAGAAAAAGAAAGGTAAAGGTAAGCAGCAGGAAGGTGAAAAATAATGCCTTTAATACAGCCTCAACAGGTACAAGATTATACTGAATTTCAAATTGTAAAAGATAGGTGTACCAATGAAAAAATAAAGTATGACATATTAAAAGCGGAAATGGAGATCTTCTCTGTATGTGGCCATAAATTTGAAACCTATTCTATAATACCTGAAGAGGTTCAACAGGTATGTATTGAACTTGCTGAATATTATGCCCTAGTTGCCGGTGATGAGTCTTCAGTAAAAGGTGTTGTAAGTGAAAGAATAGGTGACTATTCTTACCAATTAAATTCAGATGGAACCATCAGAAAGCCAGTATTTCTAAATATGCTGAAAGAATATATTAAACCTAATGAAAGCTCCATAGGTACTAAAGTTAAGTTTAGGATGAGAGCCATATGAGTTACAGGAGTTTACTTACAGATAGATGCGATATATTCCCATTAAATAAGAAAGATGAAACCTTGGGTTATGGGATAGAGTGTAAAGAAAAACAATTTTATTATAATGAGGAACCTGCTTTTATAGAGGTTCCTTGTTATTTTACACCTGCAGGTTTAAGAGGGGGTAATTATCAAGAGGAACCTAATAATAAGATTTATGAAAGTTGCAATGTTCACTTTATGTTAGGGACACCTATAAAGGTTAATACCAAGATCAGAAAAGATGGAGTTTTTTATAAGCTACAAGTACCAAGAGTAGTAAAAAATCATCATATAGAAGTTACTGCAGTAAGAGAGGAGAGCTTGTAATGGCTAGTAATTTTAAAATAGATACTAGGGAGCTAGATAAATTCTTTAAAAAGTTTAAAAAAGTTGCTAGTAAAGAATTTAAAAAGGAAGTTGCTACATGGCTTGAAGCTATGGGATTTGAATTCTTAGATATTATCCAGGATGAAATAATAAGAACAAAAACTGTAGATACAAGATTATTGCTTAACTCCTTTCAGAAAGGTAATGGCGAGAATATATGGAAGATTTCAAATGGAGGATTAACTCTAGAAGTCGGTACTAATGTTGAGTATGCCTTATATGTAAATGATGGCCATTATACTACAAAAGAAGGAGTACTCTCTAGATGGGTTCCAGGAAGATGGGTAGGAGGCAAGTTTATTTATGACAAAAATGAGAAAAAACAAGGTATGCTTCTAAGAAGAAAGTTTGTAGAAGGAAGCCATTATTGGGACAGTGCTATGAAAATTTATGAGAAGATATTTCATAAATCTTTAGAGAGAAACTTGCAACAATGGTTAGATAAGTTTTAGAAAAATATTCAAGGGGTGGTTAAATGTTAGATCAGGAAAGAGGGTCCATAATAAGATTTTTTCAGAGTGTTAATTCAGTTCAGATATATTTAGAAAGAATTCCTGAAGATATGATAATTCCTTCTATGTATTTTCCAACACCTTTAACGGATGGTGATAGAGATTCCTTATCAAGCTATATGAATGATTATCAAATGTTTATAAAGGTATTTGAAATATCAACTCCATCAGCATTCATAACAGCTGAAAAAATCATGGAAGCAGTTAAGAAGAATAGAAACTTAATTGAAATCTATAATCAGGATGGAACTACAACTAACCATTTCCTTAGAATAGACAAGATGAGGAGTAGAGAGATTGAGACAGGTGTTTATCAGATAGAGATAAATTGGAGAAGTAGAAGGGAATTACAGAGAACAGAAACGGCAAAGATGGCTAAAGTTAATTTTGATATGAAGCTAGGAGGTGCAAACTAGTGGCAAAGAAATCAGAGGAAGTAAAAGACTTATATCCATTGGATGTGCTAAGAGCTAACTGCAAAGAAATTTTTAATATTGAAAAGGAAGTCTTTGATGGTGTCTTTTATGCACATGATGGTGAAATCTCAAAAGAAGAGGCAGAAACAAAAATAAAAAAATGGTTAGGAAGGGAAGTGAAGTAGTATGGCTGGAGGTACTTTTATAGAAGGTCAAAGTAAAGTAAGACCTGGTCTATATATGAATTTTACAGCTGCGGCATTGGCCAGAGTAGATATTTCTGAAAGAGGCATAGCTGTTTTACCAATGAGCTTAGATTGGGGAAATAAGGGAGAGTTCATAGTAATAGACAATGAGGATTTATCAAGCGTAAGCAAGATATTTGCTAGAGAGCTTTCGGATAGCAAGCTTCTATATTTAAGGGAATCACTAAAAAGAGCAAAACAAGTTATAGTATACTGCTTAAATGCGGGTACTAAAGCTACTAAATCATGGGGAACAACAGTACAGTGTACAGCTACTGCAGTTAGAGCAGGATCCAGAGGTAATGCAATATCAATAAAAGCATCAGTTAATCCTGTAGATAGTTCAAAAAAAGATGTTAGAACTTACTTAGATGGAACATTAGTAGATGAACAGACTGTTGCAACTATTCAGGAACTTAAAACCAATGCGTATGTAGTATTTACCGGAACAGGGAATATTGAAACAACACCAGGTGTAACTCTTGCAAGTGGATCAGAGAGTGCAGCAACTAATTCTGACTACACAGATTTCTTAAGTGCAGTTGAAACACAAATATTTGATACTATTGCATTTCCCTCAGATGATGAATCTCTAAAGGTTACTTTTGTTAGCTTTATAAAGAGATTAAGAGATGAAGAAGGTAAAAAGGTAGTTGGGGTAGTTAATTCATATAAAGCTGACTACGAAGGTATAATCAATGTGACTAATGGTGTTAAGCTATCTGATGGGGCTGTATTAACTCCTAAAGATTGTGTGGCATGGGTTGCTGGTGCAAGTGCAGGAGCTTCGATGAAGCAGTCTTTAACATATACAGGCTATGAAGGGGCAACAGATGCAGTGCCAAGACTTAAAAACTCTGAATTTATACAAGCTCTTAAAAATGGTGAGTTTGTATTTCAATTTGATGGTCAAAAAGCTAAGGTTGAACAGGATATCAATTCTTTAACTACTTATGGCCAAGATAAAAATCAATATTTTTCAAAGAATAGAATTATAAGAACCTTTGACGGAATAAACAATGATCTAATGAGGTTATTTACTTCAAGTTACATTGGAAAACTAGATAATAATTCAGAAGGTCAAAGCTTGCTTACATCTGCAGTTGATGAATATTTCTTAACTCTTCAAAAGGGTGGAATGATTCAAAACTATGAACCAGGGAAGGACTTTGTAATAGAGAAAGCAGAAGGTGACAGTGTATGGGCTAAGGTAGGAATACAACCTGTAGACAGTATGGAGAAATTCTACTTCTCAATTAAAGTAAGATAGGAGGTGCCAGGATAATATGTATGCTTCAGAAAATGCAATAAGTGCAAAAGAAGGTCGCTTTTTCTTAGATGGTGAGGAAGTTCTTAATGGTATTAAATTAGAACTTGGAATAGAAAAAGAAAAGGTAGAAATAAAAAGATTAGGCAAAAGAATGACAGGTCACAAATCAGTTGGCTTAAGTGGTTCAGGTACCATAACAGAGTACAAGGCCACTTCAAAATGGATTAAGGTACTACAAAGATTTAAGGATACCGGACAAGATGTGTATCTTACAGGAGTTGCAATTGTAAATGATAAAGCTTCTGGAAGAGGTGTAGAGACTATAACCATCTATGGAATAAACATTGACTCTGCTACTATTATAAATATGGATGCAGAGGGAGATGTAATTAAGGATGAAATACCATTCACTATAGAAGATTTTAACCTTCAAGGTAATGGACTTAAAGACACACTATAAATTTAATAATTAGGCACTCTTAGGAAACTGAGGGTGCTTTTATTTTGAGGAGGATATATAAACTATGGATATGAAGATGTTTTTAAAAGGAAAGGCTCAAAACTTACCAGAGGTAGAACAGATAATTACAGAAAGGTACCTTGATGAAAAGGGAAAGGCTGTACCATTTAAGTTTAAGGCAATACCATCAAAGCT